CATTTCACGCCCCTAGCAAGGCAATCACCCTGCCAGCACCCCTAAAGCCCGCCACGAGGCGCACAGAGGCGTATAGACCATTCGAACAAACTTTCGAACAAACGAGGGGGGAGTGGGGTAAATCGAACAAACTTTCGACTAACTCACACCCCGCCCGCCATAGTTTGCACACATCCGCAGTTCAAACCATTTTAGGGTTATGCTTTAAGAAAGGAGTGTGTATGCCAAATCCACCGAAGCCGATTGAGCAGAAGCGTTTGACGGGTAATCCTGGTAAGCGGGCTATGCCTAAGGATGGGCAACTTGTGGCTATGCCTCAGGTTGAGAACCCTAAACCGTTGCGCCCGTTGGGTGAGACTGGGCTTGCTTTTTGGGATGAGGCTTGGGGTAAGGGTCAGTTGTGGTTGGGTCGTACTGATAAGTGGTTGGTGCAGTTGACGGCTGAGATGTTGGATGAGCGTGAGTCGTTGCGTTTGTCGGTTTTGGCTAATGCGGATGCTGAGGATTCGTGGCGTGACCGTAGGCAGTTGCGTGACTTGGAGCGTTCTATTGTGTCTAACCTGTCGTTGTTGGCTTGGACTCCTGTTGACCGTAGCCGTTATGGGTTGGCTGAGGTGAAGGCTAAGTCGAAGTTGGCGGAGTTTATGGAAAAGCATGGCAACGGCTAAAGCCTGGCCACCTGCTTGGTTGACTCCCGTTCCTGAACCTGCGATTTTGGCGGGCAAGGGCGAGTCGGTTATTGATTTTGCTGAGATTTTCGGCATTATCACTAAGGATTCGATTGCTGGTCGTGCAGGTTCGCAGTTGGTGTTGCGTGAGTGGCAGAAGGAACTGTTGCGTCACGTTTTCGCTAGGGATGATGATGGCGGGTTGCGCCACCGTATCAACCTAATCGGTATGCCCCGTAAGCAAGGCAAGTCAGCCCTTGCGTCTACGCTCGGCGTGTACAGTCTTTACGCTGCTGGTATCAAGGGTGCTGAGGTTTATTCCTGTGCTGCTGACCGTGACCAGGCCCGCATCGTGTTTGCTGACGCTAAACGCATGGTTGAAGCGTCTCCTGATTTGATGTCTATGGCGAAACTGTACCGTGACGCTATTGAAATCCCTGAAACTAACTCTGTGTACCGTGTGCTGTCGTCTGAGGCGTTCACGAAGGAAGGTTTGTCACCGACTACCGTAATCTTTGACGAGTTACATGCACAGCCGAACCGTGAACTTTTTGACGTTATGTCGCTCGCTCAGGGTGCTAGAGGTTCTATGGCGAACCTGATTGCGATTACTACTGCTGGTGTCAAAACAGACTCCACAGGCAAGGACTCTATTTGCTACTCGCTTTACCAGTACGGTCAGCGTGTGGCTCGTGGCGAGGTTGACGACCCGACATTCTTTATGGCTTGGTGGGAAGCACCACAAGAAGCAGACCACAGGTTGCAGGAAACGTGGGAAATCGCTAACCCTGGCATTAGCGACATTTGTGCGCTATCGGACTTTGAGTCGTCTGTGCGCCGAACCCCAGAGGCAGAGTTCCGCACTAAGCGTTGTAATCAGTGGGTGTCGTCTCAACTATCTTGGCTACCGACAGGTGCGTGGGATGCTTGCGAAACTGTGCAAGAACTAGACCCTGACGCTGACTATGTTCTCGGTTTTGACGGCTCGTTCAACGGTGACACGACTGTAATCATCGGTTGTAGGTTGCCTCGTGACTCTGAAGATAAACCTCACCTGTTCTTGGTTAAGGCGTGGGAGAAACCTGCCGATAGTGACGATTCTTGGCGAGTGGACATTCAAGACGCTGAGAACGCTATTCTCAACTTTTGTGGGCGTTACACGGTGCGTGAGGTTGCTTGTGACCCGTTCCGTTGGCAACGGTCTATGGAAGTGTTGCAAGACGCTGGTGTTCCGATTGTGGAATGGCCGTCAACGTCTGCTAAACGTATGGTTGTGGCTTGTGCCAAGTTTTATGACGCTGTTATGGAGAAACGCCTCACGCATGATGGCGACCCGCTACTAGCCCGTCACTTGGATAACGCTGTGGTGAAGATTGACAATCTAGGTCCACGCATTGTGAAAGAGAACCGTGCATCGAATCGGCGCATTGACGCTGCCGTTGCATCAGTGATAGCGTATGACCGTTCAGGGTCTACAATAGAAGAAGCAATAATACCAGGATTTTTTATTTAGGTGGTCAGTTGATTGCAACAATAATTCAGGCGGTTGGTATCGCTGTAATGTCAATAGGGGTTGGCATGGCTTGGCTGCCTGCTGGTGTGATTGTCGCTGGTGTGGGGCTAGTTTTGTTTGGTTTGGCTTTGGAACGGAGTAAGTAATGCTCGGAAATCTTTTTGGTGAGGAGAGGGCATTATCGTATCAGCAGGTCTTCGCTAACGGTGAGGACTTTGTTACTCAGACTGAGGCTGGCGTTGTAATCAACTCTGAGACTGCGTTCAAGATTGTTGCGTTCTTCTCTGCCGTGTCGCTATATTCGGACACTATCTCAACTTTGCCTGTTGACGCTTTTATTCGCCTTGACGGTGACCGTAAGCCTTACCGCCCGAAGCCTACTTGGATTGACCAACCTGACGTTGACCTGCCACGTCAAGCACACTATGGTCAGGTCGTTACCTCGCTGCTAGTGAACGGCAACTCGTACACTCGTGTCTACCGTGACCGTAACGGTGACGTTGTAAACCTTGTTGTTGTTGACCCGACAAAGGTGCAGGTTGAGCGTTCTGCTCTTGGTCGCAAAATGTTTATTATTCAGGGCGAACCTAAGCCTCTAACTAGCAAAGAAGTTTTGCACATCATTGACTTGGCTGTGCCAGGGTCGCTGTACGGTATGAGCCGTGTAGAGAAACTGAAGGATGCGCTTGGTGTGGCTACTGCGTTGCAGAACTTTGCTGCACGTTTCTTCCAGCAGGGCGCAACCACTAACGGCGTTATCGAGTTCCCTGGCAACTTGACCCCTGAGCAACTGCGTGCTTTGCAGGAAGGCTTCGACAGCCGTCACAAGGGTTGGCGTAAAGCCCACAAGACAGGCGTACTGTTCGGTGGCGCACAATACAAAGACACTAGCGTTCCAAACGACAAGGCACAGTTCCTTGAGTCTCGCCGTTTTGCTGTTGAGGAAATGGCTCGTGCGTTCAACGTGCCACTACACATGATGGGTATTCCAGGCACTAACACTTACGCCTCTGTGGAACAAAACAACTTGCAGTGGATTAGCCACTCGCTTCGCCCTATCTTGGAAAAGATTGAATGGGCTTATTCACAGTTGTTGCCAGGCAACGCTTTCATCAAGTTCAACTTCAACGCTCTACTGCGTGGTGACCTACAATCTCGTGCTACCGCTTACAGCATCATGCTTCAGCAGGGCGCAAGCACCATCAACGAGGTTCGTAGACTTGAGGACTTGCCACCTGTTGAGGGTGGTGACACTCCTCGTGTTCCTCTAGCGAACGTGAGCCTGTCGGCTGCTAACTTGCAGGAAACGAAACTTCGTGTAGACATGGCTGACACTCTTATCAAGGATGGTTTTGACCCGTCATCTGTTCTTGACGTGTTGAGCCTGCCTGAGATTGAGTATGCAGAAACCCCTGAGGTTGAGGTGCAAGAGGGCGAAATGGGCAGCCCTGACGATGAAATGATGCAGGAAGACGAGGCGCAGTAATGCTCACCACTGGTCAAACAACTGCGGGAACTGTCGCCGTGCAACTTGACGGCACAAGCAATAGCAACTGGCAGATTCACATTTCTAACGATGACAACACTGATACTCTTTACATTGGTAACGGTGACGTGACCACCTCTAATGGTTTGCGTTTGTACAAACTAGAGAAACTTGTTTTGAACATGAACCCTGGTGAAAGTTTGCACGTTATCTCCACCAAAGATGGTCACACCTTAAGTTGGATGAAGCAGGTCTAATGCCATACTTTATTACCGACAGTGCTGAGGGTTGCGAAGGTTGGGCAACTGTCAAAGACGATGGCGAAGTCATGGGTTGCCACACCACTAAGCAGGCTGCCGTTGACCAAATGGTTGCTATCTCGCTTGCTGAGGACATTGAACCTGGTGGCGAACGTTCTGAGGTTCGTGCCATTGATGTAGCCCCACCCTCATACATGAGGGCTGCTGCCCGCCGTGGACTCAAGTATTACGAAGAAGGAAAAGGTGGCGCAGGTCTAGTCCCTGCCACTATTCGTGAAGCCCGTGAGATGGCTGCTGGTCGTGTTTCTGCCGACAAGTGGGTGCGTCTCTCTGCGTGGATTGCCCGCCACCTACCAGACCTTGATGCCCCTAAAAACAAGAACGCTACTGACCCTGACTATCCTGGTGCTGGTTTAGTGGCTCATCTACTATGGGGTTCAGGGCCTACAAAGCGTCAAGCGTTGCGGGCTAAGGCATTTGCTGATTCTGCTGTTGCTAGGATTAAAGCATCTGATGAAAGAGAAACTATGACTGAAATCAACGAACAGCGCAACAAGTGGCTTTCGGCTTCTTGGGCTATCAAGGCTCGCATTGAGGGTCTATCTGATGAGGCTCGCTCTGTGGGTGGTCACGAGGTTCGCACTACGCCTACCGAGTTTGAGATTCGTGACGAGAACGATGGCATGACCATTAGCGGTTACGCTGCCGTGTTCAACAGTGAGAGCGAACCACTACCGTTCATTGAACGTATCGCCCCTGGTGCGTTTACTCGTTCGCTAAAGTCTCGCAACGAGATTAAGTTGTTGTGGAATCACGACAGCGGTGAGCCTATGGCTTCGTTGCGTGGTGGCAGCCTACGCCTATGGGAAGACGACAAGGGTTTGGCTTACGAAGCGAAACTTGCTAACACTACTCGTGGTCGTGACGTTGCTGAACTTATCCGCAGCAAAGTAATTGATGCTATGTCGTTTGGGTTCAACGTTATCAAGGACACTTGGGATGAGCGTGGAAACCGCACTCTTGAGTCTGTCAGGATTCACGAAATTTCAGTGGTTTCTTACCCTGCGTACACGGCTACTGCTGGCACTGTGCAGGTTCGTTCCGCTGAGGGTGGCATTGACGCTGAGGCTCTCGCTGACGCTCTGCTACGCCTAGAGTCTGGTGAGGAACTAGAAACTGACCACGCACAACTAATCAAAGACGTTGTTTCTAAACTAGAGAAAACTCCAGAGGTCGAAGAAGTATCTGGCAACATCCTAGACTTGAAGCAGAAGCAACTTGACCTACTTATGAAACGAGTCTAAATTGGCTACTAAAGAACAGATTATTGAAGCAATCTTGAAGGTCGCTGGCGAACCTGCTGTCGGCCCGATTAAGGACATGGCAGGCGATTTCGCTGATGCCATCGTTGCCCTTGATGCACCAGTACAAGAAGTTGAAGAAACTCGTGTAGTCAAGGCGAAAGAAACTCGCTAGTCCCCCTTCCAAGCGAGTTCACCCCCACAGGTTTTCCCCTTTTCCCTGTGGGGGTTTCGCTTTGTCTGGGGCGTGTATAAAACGTTATGTAAACTTTTAGTTGTGGTTGAGTGTTAGCACCGCTACCTTGTCTGTTGAGTGTCAGCACCGCAGAATCATTGTTCATTTCTATTTAGGAGATTCATGTCTGAATTTGCAAAATTTCAGTCTGAGGCTCGTGCTAAGGCTTGGGAAGCAGCAAAGGTCATCCTTGACCGTGCTGCTGCTGAGAAGCGTGACCTCACCGCTGAAGAAAACGTTCAATACGAACGTATTTCGGCTGAACTAGACGAGCGTGCTGCGCTTATCGAATCAGCAAACAACCTCGCTGCTCGTGAAGAGCGTGCTGCTGAGGCTGCGTCTGCTTTCATCCCATCGAACACCCGTTCGCTAGATGACAGCGACATCCTTCGTGCTATCGCTATGGGCGAGCAGCGTGGACACGAGTTCAACTCGGAGAAGCGTACCCTTGTTCCAAGCGACAACACTGTACCTAAGTCGTTCTACAACCAGGTATTCCAGATTGCCCGCCTTGCTGGCCCAATGCTGGATGTTTCGGATGTTATCAACACCACCACTGGTGAGTCGCTAACCATCCCAACCCTGACTGCTCGTTCGACTGCAACCATCAAGGGTGCTGGAACTGCCATCTCAGAGTCTGAGCCAACGTTCTCGTCAATCACTCTTGGTGCGTTCAAGTACTCGTTCCTTGTTCCAGTTGCTAACGAACTGCTAACTGACGCTGGTTTCGACCTGTCGGCACTTATCGCAGAGCAGGCTGGTAACGCTATCGGTTTCGCCGTCAACAACGGTCTAACCAACGGAACTGGCACTGTTGAGCCAACTGGTATCCTTACCGCTGCATCGTCTGCCGTCACTGGTGGAACTGGTGTTTCGGGTGCTGCAACCTACGAGAACCTCGTAGACCTTGTGTACGCACTTGACGGTCAGGCTCGTCTACTTCCAGGCGTGGGCTTCCTCGCTGGCAAGTCGGCTATTGCCTCTATCCGCAAGATTAAGGATGGTGCAGGTAACTACATCTTCACCCCTGCCACTGCTGGTCAGCCAGACCAAATCCTCGGCTACCGTCTCATTGAGAACCCTGCTATGCCTGCTGTTGCTACTGGTGCGAAGTCGGTCCTATTCGGACACCTACCTTCGTACAAGGTTCGCACCGCTGGTGGTATCCAGGTTGCTCAGTCGGGCGACTACGCTTTCGACAAGGATGTGACCACTTTCCGTGTGACCATGCGTGTTGACGGTAACCTAACCCACTCGGCTCACGCCGTATGGTTCAAGGGTGGCGCAAGTTAACCCTTAGCCCTCAAAGGCTGGACACCCCTCAGAGTTGCGTAGGACTCTGGGGGGTGTTCTTTTGCTATTATGGGATTACTACGAAAGGTATAAAAAATGGGTTCTAAAAAGGTTGTGTCTGTTTGGTCAAATAGCCCGTATCAGCCGACAGGTTATGGTGTGCAGGCTGGTTATCTGGTTGACCGTTTGAAGCGTGACGATTATGCGGTTGCTGCTTTGTCTAACTATGGCCTTGAGGGTAACAACTCTACGTTGGAAACCCCGTATGGCACTATCCCTCATTATGCTCGTGGCATGGAAGCGTACTCTAACGATGTAGCCCCTATGCACCATGCTCACTGGTTGCAGCAAAACCCTGACGCTAAAGACGTGTTCATTAGCCTGTATGACGTGTGGGTGTTGAAGGGTTCTGCTTGGGACAAGATGCGTAAGATTGCGTCTTGGACTCCGCTTGACCATGTGACGATGCCACCGAAGGTTGAGGCTTGGTTGCGTAAACCTAACGTGACTCCTATCGCTATGTCGCCGTTTGGTGTGAAGCAGATGAATGATAAAGGCATTGACTGCCTATACATTCCGCATGGTGTTGACACTAAGGTTATGAAACCAACCTATGAGATTAACGGTGTACCTACCCGTGAGTATCTAGGGTTCGGTAAGGATGATTTTGTGGTTGGCATGGTTGCTGCGAACAAGGCTTCTGGGCTTGTGCATCGCAAAGCGTTTAGCGAGAACATTATGGCTTTCAGCGTGTTCTTGCAGTCGCACCCTGACGCTAAGTTGTATCTGCACACTGACCCGCTAGGTTCTGCTGGTGGCTGGAACTTGTTGAAACTGCTTGAGGCTTGTGGTGTTCCTGAGTCTGCTGTGCGTTTCCCTAATCTGGTTGATTACAAGTATGGTATTTCGCCTGAAATCTTGGCAGCGTTTATGACCACTATGGATGTGTTGCTTGCCCCGTCTTACGGTGAGGGTTTTGGTGTGCCACAGATGGAAGCGCAGGCTTGTGGTACTCGTGTGATTGGTTCTGACTGGGCTGCTGCGCCTGGCCTGTTGTCGGATGATTCGTTCTTAGTTGAGGGCCAACCGACTTGGGATAGCGGTCAGGATTCGTGGTGGATGACTCCGCTTGTGCCGTCTATCGTGTCTGCGCTTGAGGCTGCTTATGCTGCGCCTCGTGAACGTTCACAGGCAAGCATTGACTTTGCTGCCGACTTTGATGTTGACGTGGTGTGGGAGAAGTATTGGATTCCTGCGCTTGACGAGTTGTTTGCATGATTCCCGTTGTTGGCTTTGCTACGGTGAACAGGTTTGACCTTGCTGACCGTTTAGTGAAGTCTATTGACTATCCTGTTGAGCATTTGGTTATTGTTGACAACTCTGGCACTGGCACTTATCTGCCACCTGAGAATGACTTTGTGCAGAACGTGTGGGTGTTGCCTATCCCGTTCGGTCTTGGCCTTGTGGGTGCATGGAATCTGATTATCAAGTCCACGCCTTACGCCCCGTATTGGGTGTGTGTGAATGATGATGCTTGGTTTGCGCCTGGCTCGTTAGAGAAGATTGCTGCTGAGGCTGACCCGTCAACTATCTCGTTCCCTAGCATTGTGCCTCACTGGTCGTGTGCCATTTTCGGTGAGGAGATGATTGCTAAGGTTGGCTTGTATGACGAACGTTTCTACCCGTTGTACTTTGATGACAACGACATGGAACGCCGTCTAAAACACGCTGGCTTTGAACCTAAATGGATTGACGCTAAAGTAAACCATGACAACAGTTCTACGTTGAACTCTGGCTTTCAGGAACAGAATGGTCGCACTTATGGAACGAATCAAGCACTTCTTAATGACAAGATTGCGTCTGAGGACTTCTCCGAGGGCCACTGGAGTTTGCAAGTGCGAAGGGACAACCGTTGGGACTAAAGGTGTACACTGGTGGGACTTTCGATTTGTTCCACAGCGGTCATGTAGCGTTTCTGAGGAAATGTGCGCTAGTCGGCTCTGTGACTGTTTCGCTGAACACTGACGAGTTCATTAAGAACTATAAAGGTAATTCGCCTGTGATGTCGTATGCAGAGCGTGAGGCTGTGCTGTTGGCTTGTCGCTATGTGGATGCGGTTGTGCCGAATGTTGGTGGTGCTGATTCTACTGTGGCTATTGACTTGGCTCAACCTGACATAATAATTATCGGTTCTGACTGGGCTAGGCGTGACTACTATAAGCAGATGGGTTTCACTCAGGACTGGTTGGATGAGCGTGGTATCGGTTTGGCTTACATTCCATACACGCAAGGCATTTCTACGACTGAACTCAAGAAGCGTATTGCTGAACGAGTAAAATAGGTTTGGTAAGGAGTTTTTGTGGCAATTACTAATGGATATTGTACTTTGACTGAGGTCAAGGCTGCTCTGCGTATTTCCGACACGGTTGACGATTCGCTGCTTGAGATTGCTATTGAATCTGCGTCTCGTGCGATTGATACTTACACTGGTCGTTACTTTTACAATGCTGGTACTGCTTCTCGTGTGTTCGTTGCAGACAGCAACTTTTACACCGTGATTGATGACGCTATTACTATCACCGAGGTTGCCACTGCTGATGACCTTGACGGCAACTTTAACAACGTTTGGGAATCTAACGACTACCAGAAAGAACCGTTGAACGGTGTCTCTGGCGGTATCACTGGATGGCCTACAACGGCTCTACGAGCCATTGACGATAAAGTGTTCCCTACTAGCGGTTCGTTGAACTGGTCTGGTCAAGAGGCTTGTGTGCGTATTACAGGCACTTGGGGCTGGTCGGCTGTACCTATGGCTATCAAGAAGGCAACCATTTATCAGGCTGCACGTTTCTTTAAGCGTGACGAGTCACCTCTAGGTGTTCTCTCTAGCCCTGACCTCGGCTTTATCCGTGTAGGCACTAAGGTTGACCCTGACGTGGCTATGCTGATTGACCCTTACAGAACTATGAGGCAGTATTACTAATGGCAACTTTGTCGGAAATCCGTGACGGTATTGCCACTAACCTTGCCACTATTACTGGGCTTCGCACCTCTGGTGTTATCCCTGGGCAGGTCAACCCGCCTTACGCTGTGATTAGCCCAGAAGGCATTGACTATCACCGTGCGTTTCATAACGGGTTCAACACTTACAATTTTACGATTACTGTTGTAGTCGGACAGGCTGATTCACGTTCTGCACAGAACACCCTTGATGCTTACTGTTCACCTTCTGGTGCGTCAAGTATTAAGAGTGCGATAGAATCAGATAAGACACTAGCAGGTAAAGCATTTGACGTGATGGTGTCTGAAATGAGAAACTACGGCTCAACAACCATTGGAGAAACAACCTATTTGGCAGCAGAGTTCACCTGTGCTGTTCAATCTACTTAAGGAGTCAAATTGGCAGTTTATGCAGCCACAGACCACAAGATTACCGTTAACGGAACGAACCTTTCGAACGTTCTTCAGTCGGTAAGCCTTGACCTATCATCAGACGAACTTGAAACCACCGCTTTCGGTGGCGGATGGCGCACTCGTGTTGCTGGCTTGAAGTCGGGTTCTGTAACCCTAAACTTCTTCCAGGACTTCGGTGCTGCTGCTGTTGATGCAACGATTCACCCTCTTTACAACGGTGGCTCATACGCTACTGTTGTAATCACCCCGACCAGCACCGCAGTATCGGCAACTAACCCTGCCTACACTGCTGTATGCTTGGTTTCGCAGTACCAGCCGTTTGCTTCGTCAGTTGGCGACATCGCCACCCTGTCGGTTACTTGGCAGACCAGCGGTACTGTATCTCGTGCCACAGCCTAATAACTAAGGACAAAAATTGAAAATCAACCTACGCATTGAGTTCCTCAGTGGTGAGAGCAAAGAAGTTGTTTGTTCTGCTGCTGACCTTGTAAAGTTCGAATCGAAGTTCGACATCAGTATCGCAACTTTGGAATCTGGCCTGAAGTACACTTACCTGTGTTTCTTGGCTTACAGTTCTGAGGCTCGCACTAAGGCTACTGACCTAGACTTCGATGCTTGGATGGAAACAATTTCATCAGTTGGAACGAGTGACAAAGACCCAAAATAAGGGGTTTGGGCGATGAATCTGCTCATTGGTACATCGCCTCGCTTGCTTGTGAAACTGGCATCAGTCCTCGTGAGTTGATGATGCTAGACGACAGAATGTTATGGACTTTAGGTCGGTATCTTATCTGGCGTAATCAGAAGCAATCTCAGTAGGAAACCCCTCTGCCGTAAGGTGGGGGGTTTTTCTCATTGGGTAGAATGGTTGGTATGGTTCAGGTCATTTCTCGCAATAATCGTGATGGGGTTTCCATCCCTGATTATCGTGACTTGATTAAGACTATGCGTGAGGTTGAGCCTGCTCTTGTTACTGAGTTGAAGCGTGATTTGCGTAGGGTTGCGAAGCCTTTGGTTGATGGTGTGAAAAAGGGTATTCCTAAGCAGCCACCGACTCGTGGTATTCACATTAGTCGCCCGCAGAACACGCCGTCTGGTTTTAACCCTCGTGTGATTCCTGGTCGTTTGACTTGGGGTGCTAACTCGCAGAACCGTAACAAGAATGTGCGTTCGGTGTTGGCTAAGACTCCTCGTGTGCGTACTAAGTTGCGTAATGGGGCTACTGAGACTTCTATTGCTCGTGTGCAGGTTGAGAACGCTGCTGTTGTCATGGCTGACATGGCTGGTCGTTCTGGTGCTTGGGTAAATAAACGCCCTCAGACTCGTGAGTATCGTTATAGCCGTTCTCGTACTGGTACAAGGGTTCACAAAGTGAATGGTCAGGGTCGTGCGATGATTGATGCGTTGAAGTCTGCTCGTGGGGCTAAAGCGTCTAATGGTTCTCGTTTTGTTTACCCTTCTGCTGAGGCTTCGCTACCTATGGTTAGGTATCAGGCGTTGAATGTGCTTAAGGGTGGTTTCGATAAGGTCAATATGAAGTTGAGGAGTTAACGTGGCTGGAAGAATTCTTATTCCGATTGTTACAGCGTTCCAGTCGCAGGGCATCAAGGATGCTGTTGGTCAGTTAGACAAACTGGGTGGCAAGATTAAGGCCACTAGCGGTCTTGGTGCTAGTCTTTCTCGCAGCCTGTCTGTTGGTGCTATTGGTGCTGGTGCTTTTACGTTCTTTAAGGGTGCTATTACTGAGGCTCGTAACTATGAGCGTGAGTTGAAGGCTCTTGAGACTATTTTTGGTGCTTCTGCGCCTCAGATGCAGGAGTTCGCTAAGGGTGCTTCTGACATTGGTTTGTCTACGTCTGCTGCTGCTAAAGCGTCTACCTTCTTGGGTTCGGTTCTAAAGCAGTCTGGTATGCCGATGGAAGATGTTATCGGCAACACTAAGAACCTTGTTGGTCTTGCGTCTGACTTGGCTACTGTTTACGGTTATGACGTTCAAGAAGCGTTGACTGGTATGACGGCTTTGTTCCGTGGTGAGTATGACCCGATTGAAAAGTTCGGTGTCGCTATGAAGCAGGCTGAAGTTAACGCTTTAGTCGCTGCTCGTGGTCAGTCTAAGTTGACTGGCGAGGCTAAGTTGTACGCACAGCAGGTTGCTCGTCTTGACTTGCTTATGGAACGTTCTGCGGATGCTCAGGGTGCGTTCTCTCGTGGTCAGGGAACGTTGTTTGTTGAGCAGCAGAACTTGAATGTTGCGTTTAAGAACTTCCAGGCTATTATTGCTCAGGCTGTTATCCCACCTTTGGCAAAACTTATGGGTGTTTTGTCTGACCTTGTTACAACTAACCAGGACACGCTTGTAAAAGTTTTTGATGACTTGGCTAAGGTTGCTGAGGAGTTCATTAATACTCTTGTAGATAACAGTGGCGACATTCAAAAGATTGTTGAACTTATGGGTCAACTCTTTGGCGTGGCTAAAGATGGTGCTATTTTCATTTTGAAGTATGGCAAGGCTGTCTTGTTTCTTGTTGCTGCGTTTAAGGCTGCTCAGTTTATGATGAAGGCTTGGGTCGCTATCCAGCCTTTGATTGTGGCAGCAACTTATTCTTCGCAGGGTGCGATGGTGGCTTTGGGTTACGCTGCGGACATGGCTAAAGTCAAGGTTGCTGCTGCAACTCTTGGTTTGTCTTTGCTTGTTGCTGGCCTTGTTGAAGTTGGTATGGGTATTGCAGACCATCAGAAAAAGATGGGCGACCTTGAGGCCGAACTAGCCAAGTATGGTTACACGTCAGATGAAATCCTTGATGCTTTGCCTCTTTGGGGTGCGCACACTAACGCTGTTGAGGATTTGGCTGATGCGATTGCCTATTTGGAGTCACGAGCAGCGCAGTATCACGATAGAACTCGTTTGCGTGAGAAGGCTAAGAAGGCGCAAGAGGACAGGGCTGCTAAGGCACTTCAAGAACAGGCTGAGGCTGCTGATGAGTTGATGAAGAAACTCGCAGAGTTTAAAAAGAAGATGACTGAGTTGCTTGCTGCGACTGTGCCTGCACGTTTGGTTACTCGTCAGTTGGGTGAGTTTGAGAAGGCTGTTGTTAGTGCTTTTGATGCTATTACGAAGCAGGTCAATGAGGGTATTGCTGACAAGTTAATCACTAAGAGTGCTGGTAAGGCTCTTAAGGATTACGCAAACTTGGTCAAGAATCAGTTGTCGAAGATTGCTTCTGAGCGTGACAAGTTGGCTACCAAGTTCCAACTTGGTAAGGCTTTGATTGCTGATACTAAGAAGGCTGTTATTGAGTTTGCTAACTTGGCGAGCATCATGGCTAACGTGGGTGATGAGGTTACTCGTACAACGTCTTACATGGTTGGCGAGTTTATGATTACGACTACTGAAACTGTGAAGTCTTTGGCTAATGCTGAGACGATTATTAGTAAGTATCGTGACATTCTTGGTCAGACTCGTGCGTTTGCTGACAACTTGGGCAAGTTGAAGGCTTTGGGCATTTCTGGTGAGTTGTATTCTCAGATTCTTGCTGGTGGCCTTGAGCAGGGTGCTGCTATTGCTGATGCGCTTGTTGCTGGTGGTAAGGCTTCGGTTGATGAGTTGAATGGTTTGTTTGGTCAACTTGCTGCTGAGGGTGGCAAGTTGGGTGAGCAGGCTGCACAGGTTATGTATGGTGCTGGTATTGACTTGTCTGATGGTTTGATTGCTGGTTTGTTGTCTGCTGATGAGAAGTTGCGTAAGGCTGCTGAGACGTTGGCTAAGTCGTTCCGTGAAACGTTTGATAAGACGATTACTGGTAAGAGTGTGACGAGTAAGTTTGTTGCGCCTAAGGTTGATGCTAACTATGCTGCTAGTGCGATTGCTGGCTCTAAGGCTTCTGCATCTACACCTATGGTGTTCAACGTTACTGTGAACGCTGGTGTTGGTGCTAACGGTGCTGCTGTCGGTAAAGAAATTGTAGACTTGATTCAGAAGTATGAGCGTACTTCTGGCAAGGTCTATGCAAGGGCGTACTAATGGCTGTTCCTTCAACTGAAGTTCTTTTAATCAGTGTTGATGGGTTTTCTACTTATGATGTGACTTCTTATGTGAAGTCTATTAGCACTGACCGTGGGCGTAGCCGTGAGTTGGATAGGTTTGAGGCTGGCACGTTCAGTATCGCTTTTGAGAACCGTAACCGTGTTTTTGACCCGCTAAACACTTCATCTCCTTTTAATGGGCTAATCGTGCCTAATGTTGGTGTGCAAATCACTACTGAAGGCGTAGGGCGTATTTACGGCTTCATCAAGGACTGGAACTTGATGTATGACGTGAGTGGCGAGTCTACTGCTGTCGCTACTGGTACTGATGCGTTCTCGTTTTTGGCTAATCAGACTACTTCGGCATCCTTGTCTCCTGCCGAGCAGACCGCTGGTAACCGTATTGGTTATGTTTTGGGTCAACCTGACGTTGAATGGCCTTATGGTGGCCCTAACTGGGTTTTGGACACTACTGGCACTATGCTGGTGCAGTCTCACACGATTGATGCTGGCACTAACATCCTTGAGTATGCTCAGTTGGTTGAACGTACTGAGGGTGGCTACTTTTTTGTCAATCAGACTGGTGTTATAGAGTTTCAGAAGAACAGTTACGAGTTAGTAAACAATGTTGTGTTTACTGATGATAATACGGATATTCCTTATCAGGGTGTTGAGATTATTTATGGCTCTGAATTGCTATACAACACTATTAACCTGACTCGTTTGGGTGGGGCTAAAAAAACTGTTAGTCGGCCTGTATCTATTGCTGCTTATGGTAACTCTGTGTATGAGGATGATGGGTTGTTGTATGTTGATGATACTGCGACTCAAAACGCTGCTGAGGTTTTGGCTGCTAAATACTCTGAACCTGAGTATCGTTTTGACACCGTGACTGTGTTTTTAAATCCTTTAAATAACGCAAAGCAGCAGCGTGTTTTGGGCATTGATTTGGCTCAGATTATTACAATCAAATTTAGACCGAACAACACAGGTTCAAGAATTACAAAGTTTGCTCGTGTAATTGGTGTAAGTGAAAAGATTGACATTGACGGTCACACTATCACGTTCAAGTTGGCAACGATTGAGAATGAAGTTTTGACCTTAGATGGCGATGTCTTTGGTTTGCTAGACTATAACGTATTGGGTTTCTAGGAGTTTATTTTGGCTGGTGCTGGTTTCAAAAATTTCGCAGTAGGTGAAAAACTTACCGCTAACAACGTCAACACTTATTTGATGCAGCAAAGCGTCATGGAGTTTGCAGATTCGGCTACTCGTGATTCTGCTATTGGTACTGCTTTGGCTGAGGGTATGACTTCGTATCAGGCTGACGCTAATGAGTTGACTATTTATGATGGTTCTGCATGGAGACCGTATAACACGTCTTGGACTGCTTATACGCCTACTTTGACTAACGTGACGTTGGGTTCTGGTGGGTCTGTGGTAGGTTTTTACACTACTTCTGGGCGTATGACTATCGCTCATGTGTTTATTACGCTTGGTACTGCTGGTTTTAGCGTTTCAGGCATTATTACTGCTTCTTTGCCTGCTAACCGTGCTTATGCTTCTACTGCTCGTTTTACTGGTACTGCTCGTATGGCTGTTGCTGGTACTACTTATCCTGGTTCGGTTATTGCTTCTGGTGGCAACATGCTAGTTTATGCTCACAATGCTTCTGCAACGTATTTGAGCGTTACAGGAACTTCAAGCATTATTCCTAATACTTGGGCTGCTTCTAACACTTGTCTTATTCAGGCTATTTACGAAAGTTAAATGATGTTTATTTGTGACGCTGATGGTTGCCCTAATAAGGGTGTTGAGTATGTTTGGCCTGAAGATGTGCCACCTTTTGCTGAGTGTGGCGGTTGTGGTGCAAGGCTGGTTGCTCAATGAGTGACGAGAGACATCCAACTAATCAGGCACTTCTCCTACGCATTGAGAGTAGGTTAACTGTGATTGAGTCTAAGATTGACCAACTCGCTGACCATGAGGATAGGTTGCGTGAGTTGGAGAAGGCCCGTTACCAGTCGGCTTGGATAACTTCTATCTTGTCGTCTGCTATTGCTTCTGCTGTTGTTTACATGATTGTTAAGGTGTTTGTATGAGCGTTTTTAAAGAACCGTTCCCTAAGAGCCTTCGTGGTGACGAGTTTGGCAATCTTGCCCCGTACCGTAATGGTCGCCCTCATCGTGGTCAGGACTGGTCTCCTAAGGAACTAGCACCGCTTGTTGCTATTTGTGACGCTAAGGTTCACAACGTGTTTTGGACTGATGTGCTTGGTTGGGTTATTGAGTTGTGGGTGCAGGAAGAAAAGATTTTCGTGCAGTATGCTCACGTTGCGCCTGACACTGTTGTTGTCAAGAAGGGTGACATGATTAAACTTGGTCAGGTTATTGGCAAGGTTGGTGGTGGCAAGAACACTAAATCTGGTTCTGCTTCTACTGGCGCACATTTGCACATGCAGGTTTCTAAGAAGGTTAACGGTCATTTGGCTGCTTACAGTGACCTTATTGACCCTCTAACGCTGTTTGGAAAGAAGAAGTAATGTACCGTTTGAAAGCGATTCTAAAACTGGTGGGCTGGTTTCTTTGGTTCACTATTGCTTTGCTGCTTGTAACCGTGTCTGCTGGTGCTGCGGTGGGTGCTGTGACTGGTAACTGGATGAACGGTGTTGTTGTCATGTTTGGTGGTGCGATGCTGCTCGTGTTTGGTGAACTTGGTCGTACCATGATTCGCCGTATGCGGATTATGCTTGAGGACATTCAGCGAGCGTTTATTAAAGCGTCTGACTCTGTTGAGGAACAGGCTAAGAAGTAAAGTTGACCCCTGCTAGTTGCGGGGGTTTTCTTTTTCTTGGTGGTATTTTTGTCTGCGTCTTGCTCGCTTGTCGGTGTCTAGTATCCATCGGCGTTCTTCTGCGGTCATTCCGCCCCATACGCCGTATTCTTCTTCTGCTAGTAGTGCATAGTCTAGGCAGTCTCTTACTAGCGGGCAGGTGTCGCAAATGAACTTTGCCATTTTGAGTGAGAGCCTGTTGTCGGGCTCTGCATAGAATTCTTCGGTGTATCCGTCACAGGGCGCACCGTGTTTCTGGATTCCTTCATTTAGTAGTCGTTGTGCTGCTTGCACTCTTGCACTTTGTCGTAGGGTTGTCATACACTTACTTTACAAACAAATGTTTGGTAAATGCAAATCGGGAGTGATTATGAATAAATGGGAAATTACTGAGTTGCCGTCAGCGAGGCTGATTGGTGATTTTGAGAATGGCTCTGAGGAGTGGCATGAGTTGCGTTCTCAGGGTGTGGGCGGTTCGCAGGTTGGTACTTGTTTGGGCTTGAATCCGTGGGAGTCTGCGTTTAGTGCGTGGGCTAGGGCTGTTGGTGCTTTTGAACCTAAAGAGTCGTCTTTGGCTATGCGTTTGGGTAACTTGTTTGAGCCTGTAATTAAAGACGCTTGGTTGTCTGAGAATCCTGGTTGGACTATTTATGAGACTGGTACTTGGCAGTCGTCTAAGCCTGGTTTTGAGTGGTGTCACGCTAACCCTGACGGCATCATGGTTGATGAGAATGGCGAGTTGCACATTCTTGAGGTGAAGATGTCTCGTTATCCGTGGGATGTTGTGCCTGCTCATTATCGGGCGCAGGTGTTGTGGTACATGAACATTCTTGGTATTCATAAGGCTAAGTTGGTGGCTTTGTTTGGTGGTAATGACATTCAAACGTTTGACATTGAGTGGTCTGAGTTTGAGGCTGAAACTAATGTGATGTTGGTGAAGCGTTGGTGGGATTGTGTGCTTGAGGAACGTCAGCCTGAGTGGGATGGTTCTACGTCTACTTATGAGATGGTGCGTTATTTGCATCCTGACATTGACCCTGATGCTTCTGTTGAGTTGGGGCAGTTGGGTGTAGAGTTGTCGTTGGCTCAGGCTGAGTTTGACAAGGCGGATACTTTTTTGAGAGAGTTGAAGTCTCGGACTTTGGATGCTATGGGGTCTGCGAAAACGGGAACTGTTGATGGGTTTACGGTTGCTACGAGGTCTGCTCGTGGTGGCGGTTTGCCTTATTTGACGGTCAAAAAGTAAAAGGAGAAATAGAGTGGCTCAGTTCAATTTGAACGATTATGAAACTGTTGAGGAACGTCTGCGCAGGTTGTATGACTTGCATCCTGACGCTCGTGTGATTACTAAGAATCTGACTACGTTGCAAGACCGTCAGGTGTCTACTTGGGTTGTGCAGGCCGAAATTTGGTTGCCTGCATGGACTTTGAGTAGGGATTCGTATGAATGGTTTGTTGCTGACCGTGATGCGTCTCCGTGGTATTTGAAGGCTACTGGGTTAGCGTTTGAGGTTGATGGTACTGGTATGGCTAATAAGACGAGTGCTTTAGAGAATTGTGAAACGTCTGCTATTGGTCGTGCGTTGGCTAACATGAACTTGTCGGGCAATAAGCGTACTAGCCGTGAGGAGATGCAGAAGGTTGCTAAGGCTGTTGAACCTAAGCCTGCTCGTTCGTGGGAGTCTGAGGCTGAACAGTTAGCGTTGGCTTACAACATTGATGCTTTGCGTGCGTTGTATGCTGAGGCTCGTTCTGCTGGTGCGAACGCTGACGTGTTGAAAGCGATTGAGGGTTGGGCGAATGCCGCTGGAAAGTCCTGATGCAATCATTGGTCGTTTGAAGACCATTATTGACGAGTCTGCTAAGGGTGCTGACGCTTTGTACAATGCTGAGGTGAATTTGGCTGAGTTGGAGATGAAACTGGATACGGCGTATCAGCAGAAGTTCATTGAGGCTGGTGGTACGGTTGCTGACCGTCAGGCTGTGGCTCGTTTACAAACGGCTGAGTTGCGCTTTGAGGTTGATGTGGCTAAAGCACAGGTGAACCGTGTGAAGACTAAGATTCGACAGTTGTCGGATTCTGGTACTTTGACGGCTGTTATGGCGAAGCAACTTGAGTTGACTTGGAAGCACGCATGACCCCGAAACAGTTTCGTAAGTTCCTAGACCGTGATGGTGGTTGTTGGCATTGTGGGGATGCTGAGACCGCTGTACCGCATCACAGGGTAAACCGTGGCATGGGTGGCTCAAAAGCCCGTGACGAGGCTTCTAACGTGATTGTGATGTGTTCTAGGGTCAATGGGTTGATGGAGTCTGACCCGATTGTGGCTGAGATGGCTCGTGAATTTGGTTGGAAGTTGGAATCGTGGCAGATACCTGCTAATGTTCCTGTCTATAATGCAGTATCTAATAAATGGTTTGATGTGAAAGGGTTTGAGATTAATGTTCGAAAGTTTTGATGAATGGTTGCGTTACGGCTACAACAAGGGTTGGTGTGGGCCTGATGTGTGTGAGACGCATGATGGAGTGCCTATGAGCGAGGCTGAGGCTTTGGAGTTTGAGGAGTCTGACCCTTGTATTCCGATTATTCGCTTGTATGACAGTGTTGAGACTAAGCGGGCTGTTGAGGAAGCGCATAGCCCGTCTCAGTGGCGTGCAAGCAATCAGGGCTTGTAATTTTTGTTTGATAAAATAAGAGCGGGCCAGAAGCGTAAACTCCTGACCCGCAGAACCGATAAAGCGACTATCGGCATTTCTATTTTAATGCCGATTCTTATAGATAGGCAAGTAAATGGAACATTTATACAGATTTTATGACCAATCTGGCGCATTACTTTACGTGGGCATTAGCAATGATTTTGCTGGCAGACTACGAGCGCATGAGCGTAGTAGCGGATTTTTTAAAGACGTTCAAAGTATAACTTTAGAGCGTTATTCAACTAGAGACGAAGTTATTGCTGCTGAAAAACTAGCAATTCAAACTGAACTGCCTTTACACAATAAAGCGTGGAACATCTACCATGAAAACGTAAATACTCATTTTCAGCGCATCAAAAACTGGTACTTATATGATGATGCAGATGATACGCACGCAAACTTAATTTCTCTGATGCGTGAAGAAATAAGTGTTGAATTCAAGCCAAAGCATTTAAAACCAAAGCACATAGCAGCAGCATTAATTGACCAGTGCTATGGAGATGTAGTAGAGTGCGAACTCTGTCACATGATTGCCGACAGTCCGTTTTATGAAAGCATTGCTAACTACGCATGGAAAGAGGAAATGCAATGAAGCCTGGAATCTATCGCCCACAACTATCTTTTGAGGGCAACTTTACAACAATTCCGAATAACTGGATTCGTAACACTGGCCTATCTGTGAAGGCTAACTTTTTGCTTATTTATTTACTAACTCACGAGGTTGGATACAACATTACGTTCAGTCAGATTGAGCGAGAAATAGAACTTGGTGAGACTGCAATTCGTAATGCTATGGAAGAACTTAAAGACGCTGGATGGCTACGAACTGAGCGCACAACCGATAAGCGTGGCTACAACGCTGGTCTGGCATGGTTTTTGAGCGAACCATCTGACGAAAATCCAACCCTCGCAAATCCAGACCTCGCAAATCCAGCCCTGGAAAAGCGAGGTGCATTAGAAAACAACTTAACTAAGAAAACAACTATTAAAGAAATATATACGTCAGATTTCCAAAACTTTTACAACTCGTATCCTCGTAAGGTTGGTAAGCAGGCTGCTTTGAAGGCTTTTGTGAAAGCGTTAGAGATTGCTTCTGTTGACGAAATCCTTTCTGGGGCTATCAGGTTTGCTCACGACCCGAACTTGCCTGTGGAACAGTTCATTCCGCATCCTGCTACTTGGTTGAACGCTGGCAGGTGGGAAGATGGGCCTTTGCCTGAACGTCAAATGACTCCTGAAGAACGTGAGGCTCGTCAACTTGCTGACCTTGAGCGTAGACGTGAACGTGACCGTAAACACTCTGAGGAGTTGCGTGAGCAGGAACGTCTGGCTCGTGCAAACGCTGAGGCTGCACCTCGTTGTGAGCATGGGCGTATTATTGCTGCCTGTATGCCTTGCATCAAAGCGGGAAAAGTTTAGGTAGTCTTAGTATGTGGATGACAACAAGATTATTTGTGAGCGTTGTGGGTCGTCTTGGGCGGTTAATCAAGAGAAACGTCACAGGACTGACTTGCAGTGCGCTTCGTGTCGTGCGAAGCCGTCTATCGTCATTCAGTATGGGTCTTTGCGTTGTTTACCGTGGAGTGGTGCGTTCGCTGATGATGGCACTACACCAATGTTGGATGGAATCCCGTTTCTGCCAGGGGAACGGGTTTGTGGTCACAAGGATTGTTGCAATCCGAAACATATTGTGGCATAGTGGTATTACCTACTTGAAAGGGGTATGAAATGTCTGGTGAAGTTCGTTTCGCTAACGTTGAGGTTGTTCGCACACACAAGGGCGGTTTCACTGTCGTTGACGTGTTCAAGAAGCGTGATGGTGGTGAAGGCAAAACTTATGTGAAGGTTTGGTCGAACACTAGCGTTGCTGAGGGTGAGAAGGTCACTGTTATTGGTGAACCGTCTGCTCGTATTTCTGAGTACACGGATAAGCAGGGTCAGCACAAGGTTGTTGCAGAGTTGCATGTCAACAATGCAGTTGTGTCTGGTCAGAACGCACCGTTCTAATGTTGGCTACGCTGATTATTGCAGTCAATGTGACGGTGCTTATGTTGCTGTCTGTTTCTGCGACTAACGATGTGTTGAAGTTTACGGCTTGGGCTTTGTCTGTGCTGTTCACTGTTTCGATTATTCAAACTGTGGTGACGAAACTTTTTGGTCGCCGTTAGTTTTGATGTTGTGGGCAGACCTGCCCCGCAGGGTTCTAAAAAGAGCGTTGGTAACGGCAGGTTTGTTGAGGCATCGAAGTATCTTCCTGCTTGGCGGGCTGCTGTTGTTTCGGCAGCCCGTTTAGCGTATTCGGGTGAACCTATCGCTACGCCGTGTCGTTTGCGTGTGGTCGTGTTTTTAGATAAACCTAAGAAACCAAAGTTTGAGTCTGCGCCTGGGGTTATGCCTGACGTGGATAAGTTGGCTCGTGGAATTGCTGACGCTCTCAAGATTGGTGGCGTGATTGAGGATGATGCTTTGGTCGTGTCGTTGGAGATTGACAAAATGTGGGCTGTTGACAGACCTGCGGGGGCTTGGATTCACATTGTAACAATTTGATAACGGTGCTTGACTTTTACCGTTACTTGTTTATAGGCTGTATGTAAGCCAAATGAAAGGGGCGAAAATGAGAGCAAGAAAATCACATCCGATTACCTCACACGAGGCAGGGGAACAGGTCAAGAACCTGAGCGAAACTAAGAAGGCTATTCTGGTTGTGTTGTCTAAGGGCGACATGGTTGACACTGCCATCTATAACGAGTATCAAAAACTGGTTCTATCAAACAAAGCACCTATGGCTTCTGAATCTGGTGTTCGTGCCAGACGTTCGGAACTTGTCACTGATGGGCTTGTTGAGGGTGTCGGTTTCGGTAAGACAGTGTTTGGGCGTAGGTGCATCATTTGGGGATTGTCTCGTGGCGAAGCACAAGGCTAAGTACAGTCGCCGTTCGGTGCGTCAATGTTTGTTCGCTTGGAAGCATCGGCTGTTCAACACTTGGGTAACAGTGAAAGAGGAGTGGGCTTGCTTGAGACAGGATTGGTTCACTTGGAAGAACAACTAAATAACTGGCGTGAGGCTGGTAAAGAAATTGGTCGTAAGTTAGGCGTTGTTGAGGAACGCAAACGTAATAAGAAGGAGATACAAATGTTTAAATGGATTCTGTTGTTCAATCAGGTCATTATTCTGGCTTTGCAACTGTTGATTATGATTGGGGAGTTTTAATGTCTAAGTTTGTTTTGGTTACTGGCGGGTTTGACCCGCTACACAAGGGTCACATCGCTTACCTTGAGGCTGCTTTCAGACTGGGTGACGGCCTGATTGTTGGTTTGAACAGTGATGCTTGGTTGCAACGCAAAAAGGGCAAACATTTTATGGACTTTGATGACCGTAAGGCTGTGCTAGATGCGCTGTGGATGGTTGACGAGGTTTGGGACTTCGATGATTCTGACGGCTCTGCGTCTGCCTTTATTCGCAAGTTCCTTGACGAGTTCCCTGATTCACGAGTAGTGTTTGCTAATGGTGGTGACAGAACTGAGCAGAACATTCCTGAGATGGCGGTTGATGATTACCGTGTGGAGTTTGCGTTTGGTGTTGGTGGGGATGACAAGTTGAACAGTTCGTCAACTATTTTGAAACGGTGGGCTGAATAGTGTTTATGTTTGCTTTTGTTGTTTCGTTTGTTGGTGGTCTTATTTACTGGATTTGGAGAAAAAATGGGTAAGAACTTTGAAATTATTTTTAAGGAGTTTCACAACTCGGAAACGTTTGTTATGAGTCGTGCGTTGCTTGAGGATTACAAGGCTAAGGCTGCTCAAGAGGAACGTGACCGCATCATCAAACTGCTAGAAAGTGAAGCAAAGAACCGTAAGCAGATTGCAGAGAGTATCGAAATGGATGAGTTTATGAGTGAATCGGATTCAGAGTATTTTGAAACAGAATCAAAATTCGCTATTGAACTTATTGCTCTTATCAAGGGAGAGAACAAGTGAGCGAATACAAAGTGCCAACAGGAAAACTAAGCCTATTTATCTATAACTGGCGTGAGTGGGGCCTGAAACTTGCTTGGTCAATGCTGACTAAGCCTAAGATTTGGGAGCCTGTTCCAGTTGAACTAGAGGGAGAGAACAAGTGAGTCACCACCACGGTTTTGATTTTGAACTAGACCAGCCTTGGGCAGTCTGCAACTGTGGCGAGATTAGGACTAATCCATCATTCTTTATCAAGGGAGAGAACAAATGAGCATACACGACAGGATGAAGCCACGCAGTAATCGTGAAAAGGATTTGCTGAAGTATGGTCGTAGGCAGGGCAGGGAACAAGTTATCGAGGTTGCTAGGCAATGGCTTGCGTATGACGGAGACCACGACAGCCTGATTAACTTTCTAAGCGACAAGTCTTGGTATGTAGAGGGTCAATGGACACCGCTATTTGACCGCCTAAAGGACTTTATCAAGGGAGAGAACAAGTGAGCGACCCAATCGAAGAAGGCTACAAACACCTCGCTAACGACCCAGAGATGTATAGGCGAAGAAACCCGAGCCATCACTGCGGATTTGACTTCAGCGATGGGTTAGCGACTGCGACCTGTAATTGTGGGTCGGTGGCTACGAACCCTTACTACATGGAGCAACCAGCAAGAACGCCAAAAGAACTATGGGATGAGGCGATTGCTTATGGCAAAGCAGTAGAACACGACATGATTCTTGACCGCACCTACGATGACGAGATAATGCACAATATTTGGTGGGTCATCAAGCGTGAGGACAAGTTTCCATCTCAGGACTTTATTGCTGATGTTATTAGGCACTTTCTGCTTATCAAAGGAGAGAACAAATGAATAAAGACGAGTTCAATGAATGGTCTAAATGGCTTGTAGAAAACTATGACGCAAGGCTGCCAATTACGATTACCGTTCCATTTCGGCAGGGCAAATTTGTAGTAGACGCACAACTGGATGCAGCAATCATGATTCTAGAAAAACTTATCAATGGAGAGAACGAATGAGAGAGTTCACTAACCCAACGTATGACGGCAAAAAGTGTGCCTGCTGTAAACCAACCATAGATAACGCTGCAAACTTGCTACTTGACGATAATCTGGTTTGGGATGCAGACTTTGAGGCTATCCGTGAGGACTTGGGCCAGTTGCTTATCAGCATTGACCGTTACCTCTCGGTTGGGGCTAAGAAAATGCTTGAACCAACACTACAAAATCTGGTACAAAAACTAACCAAAGGGGAATAATGTTAGAGAACCTGAAACCACCACCTAGAACGTTCAGTTGCCGTGTAGCGACTATCCTAGAAACGTTAGATGACAAAGATAAAAAGATTCTGACCGATGCAGTTATGAACCCTGAATGGCAGTTGCTCACTTTGGAGAACTCTCTACGGGATTTGGGTATTCAGTTATCAGCATCAACTATTAAACGTCACCGAACGAAAGCCTGTTCATGCTCGAAAGCCTAAAACCCGCCCCTGTCAATCCGCCGTCACCTTTCGGGGCTGTGTCGGTAGAGTTTGACGGTGTTGATGGTGTAGCGACTACTCCTGGGATGCCTGACGGTGCAGATTTCCGTGACTTCCTAATTGATGCAGGTTATTCACCTGACGAGTATGAAGTTGTGGGTAATCCTCGCACTAGCCGTTGGCAACGTTATGACGGTTCATGGTTGACCAGTTACAGGTTCAACTTTCGACTCAAGAACAAAGACATTGACCTTCCTACGCTTTATGCTCAGGCGAAGCGCACTAAACCTGTCACGCCTAAACCTGTGCAGGGCAAAGCGTTCGTTATTTTGACTGCTGACTTTCAGGTGGGTAAGGTTGCGTCTCGTGGCGGTACAGAAAATCTGGTCGCCCGTATTCAGGCAGCCTACAACCGTATCGAAGCGCATTTGAAAAAGAACAAGTATGAACGTATCGTTGTGCTTGACGGTGGTGACATTGTTGAGGGTATTGAGAACGCTGCGAACATGGCTCAGTTGCAGTCGAATGATTTGTCTCCGATGCAACAGGTTGACCTTGCTGCTGCCCTGATGTGGGACTTACTGAAGTTGACTACTAAGTATGCGCCTGTGTCGTATGCGTCTGTTGGTTCTAACCACTGTCAATGGCGTGTAGCGAAGCAGGCTGTTGGTAAGCCTGGTGTGGATGACTGGGGCATTGTTATTTTGCAACAACTCCGCAGGCTTTCCACTGAGGTTGGGTTGGATGTGACGTATTACATTCCGCAACCGCATGACGAGTCGCTCACTGTTGACGTGTTTGATGATGGCTTCCACATTCTCGGACTCGCTCACGGTCATCAAGTGAACAGACCTGACAGTATGCAACGCTGGCTAGAGAAACAATCGTTTGGTCGTCAACCGTTGGCTGGCTTTACCGTGTTCTGTTCAGGTCACTTCCACCACACTCGCATTGAGGAACTTGGGCCTGCACATAACGGCGGTTCACGTTTCTGGGTGCAGGGTAGCACTATGGATAACGGCTCTGACTGGTATCGTCTCGCTGGCGGTTCTGGTGATTCACAAACTGGCATTACGGCGTTTGAGTTGGAACGGGATGTTCCGTTCGCTGGCACTGTAAAAAGATTTTAAAAAAAGTTTGCAAATGGGCTTGACTTTTCTGGTTCGGTTCGTTTAGACTTTAGTTGTTGGTGGTTTTTCCTTCATTTGTACCACCAATCGGGTTACTGGTTAGTCAGGGGCTATCCCTTCTCTCCTGGTCAGGTTCGATTCCTGGCAACCCACGAGTGTTTCTGTCGAAGTAGTATCGGCGGGACTATCCATCTGTAAGGGCTTGAAAAGAAAGCCGTGGGTTCGACTCCCACAGCAGGAACACTTACTTTTAGAAGGGAAATTTATGTGCCTTTGCTGTAAGCAGGCTATTGCTGAAACATTTTGTGACCCGTGCAAACTCACGTTGGAACAGTTTGACATCTCGTACCGTACAGGCGTAAAGTTAGCAACGTTAGATGGCATAAAAAAACTGCGGAAAGAGGGTCGCTAATGCCTGTGTATGACTACAAATGTGAGTGTGGTAAAACTCGTACTCAAACAGTCAGCATTAAAGAGGAAGATTTTCGTGCCGTGTGTGACTGCGGTAAAGACATGAAACGTGTGTATAGCGCACCAAACATCAAGTTCAATGGTTCAGGGTTCTATACAACAGATAAGGGCAAGAAATGACAGAGTACAAAGTTACTTTTGAAAAAGACGTAGATTTTGGTTGGCATTGGTCTGTTCACAACGGCAAGTATGAAATCAGCGATTATGCCTTCACTAAATTTGGTGCTATCCGTAAAGCAAAGCGTTACATAGCAAGGCAAGAAAAAGAAAAGAACCTATACTCTGAGTCGTTTATTGTGAAGGGCGAATAATGAAAAGACCGTGGGGCGAATACAAAGTCTTGGGCGAAAATCCAGTTTGCGTCAAACTAATAACAGTGAACGGCAACAGTCGCCTATCGCTACAATCACATGAGCATCGTGACGAAATCTGGTTAGCGTTACAACCTGGCTTATACGCTCACGTTGACGGTAACGTGCATGAACTTGGTGTGATGCAACGAATGTTTGTTGGTCGTGGTGTCGAACACCGCATTGAAAACCCGACAGATGCACCTATTCAACTAATTGAGTTGATGTATGGCAAGTATGACGAGGATGACATCTTCAGGATTCAGGATGATTATGGGCGAAACTAAACTGTTCGTCTTTGACCTTGACGACACTCTCGCACCGTCTAAACAGGCGATGCCTAAAGAGTTAGCGCATGAACTTGTTATCTTGTCGCAAAAGTATCAAATCGCTGTACTCACTGGCGGTCAGTATAAGCAGATAGTGAAGCAAGTGTTCAATCAGTTGCCGTTGACTGTCGCTGCCCGTATGCACGGATTTGGTTGCTCAGGGTCACAATACAAGACCGCTAACGGCACTCTCACTACTGACATGATTCCTGCTGCTAAACGAGCGCATCTAAAAAATCTGGTCGAAAAAGTTGCTATCGAATTTGGTTACTGGTGTGAGAACCCTGTGGGTGACATTATTGAGGATAGGTTGTCGCAGGTCACGTTTAGTGCGTTAGGGCAGGAAGCGTCACCTAAGGCTAAATCTGGTTGGGATGTGGATAAGGCGAAACGTCAACGTATGGTTGATAGGTTGCGCCCGCTTGCGCCAGAGTACGAGTTTCGTATCGGCGGTAGTACAAGCATTGATGTTACGCCTGTTGGTCGTGACAAAGCGTATGGAATGTTGCGTGTGTTAAATCTGGTTGGAGTGGAGTCGTATGAAACTGTTTATGTGGGTGATTCGTTCAGTAATGCTGGCAACGATTTTCCTGTTTTGTCTACTGGTGTTTTCTGCTTAGAGGTTTCTGGTTGGGAACAGACTCTAAATCTGGTTCGTTGGTTTAACCGTGGGTAAGTTTCCTAAGCCGTGTCTTGATTGTGGGCGTTTGACTACGCTTGGTAATCGGTGTCTTGAGCATAAAAATCTGGTTGAACGGTTGCATGATGCTAAACGGGCGCAGGTGAAGCGGGAGTCTGGTCAATATTCTGGTTCGTATCAGAGACGGGCTAGGCAGGTTCGTGAGACTGCTCTTGTTTGCCACATTTGCGGTGACGGCTTTCGTGCTACTGACCCGTGGGTTGCTGACCATGTTGACCCTGCTAGTCACGGCGATACTGCCGATTTGCGGGCTGCTCACCGTTCCTGTAATGCGAAGCGTGGCAATAAGCCGTTGTAAAAATCCAGTTGCAGAAAATCTGGTTAGAAAATCTGGTTCAAAAATCCAGTTGGAAAAAATCTGGTTGAAAAATCTGGTTGAACCCGTAACGGGTCACTTGCCCTAGTTGCGGGCTATCCCCTATGCCGTTGTAGGCGTTATCAAAATGTTATCAAAATAACTTGCCTTTTTCGTGTCTGGCGTTTCATAATGGTTAGGTAGCAACAACGCTACGCAAATGAAGGGAAAACAAAATGAACGAATTACGAGTTACTTCTTATGGTTGGTTTATGGATAACAACGGCAACGCCTTTCCGCCAGAGTTTCCAACTATGGAAGCGTATAGAGATAAACTACGCAACGATTATGTGGAAGCCCGTGAAAAGGGTATGGCTACTAATCCTGAAGGTTGGCGACACGCTAACTGTGACCACGCCTACGGAATTTGTGGGGGCTAACAATGTCTAAAAAAGTCACTGTTACTTACACGATTACTTACAACCTAAGCAGTAAATCGCAATCGGGTAGAGAGTATTTGGAATGGCTTGACGGCGATAAAGACGCTAAAAATCTACGCAAATGGTTTGTGATTGACCGCTTTATTGGTCACGATAACCTATGGCGTTTTGATAGGAACGCAAAACTTACTGTTACGGAAGAATAAAAAAACTGTTATCGTTTCGTTACCTAATGGGCTTGACTTGCCTAAACGGGTTAGCGATACTAGAACTGTTAGCAAACGCTAACGAAACTAAATGAAGGGAAATACAAATGAGCGCAACAGGAACACTAGAAATTCTTTTCCAAGAACTACGGGAAAGTATCCAAAACTGTGAAGGCACAGAAGCAATACAGGAACGCTACCAAGCCGTTGTTGAGGAATTTCCACAACTATCTATGACTGATGTTGTCGAGTATTTTGAGGAATGGTTGAAAGCCCGTGAAGATGAAGAACGGGTAGAGCGTGAGAAGGCTCGTAACTTTATGAATGACCATTTCAAAATTATTTCGGTAATGTAACTAAGCGAATTGAAGGGAAAACAAAATGACTAAGTACGAGGGAACTCTAACTTTAGGGTTTGAGGTTGATTTAGATGAGAGTGTTGATTACAACACTTCTAGGGGTGAACGCCTAATCCTTGAAGCGATTTATGAGTATTTGGATTGGGATTATTTTAGGGAAGCCCGCCTTACTGATGTTGAGGTTACGGAAGGGGAAAATGATGATTGACGAAAAGTGTTACAACTGTGGTTATGAAACTGACCCCGAAAGCCTTGACGCTATGGGTTACTGCTATAACTGCCAAATGGCTTATGAGGTTGGTCACGAGGTTGGTTTCATGTCGGCGTTACAACAGTTAGCGGGTAAGAACCCTAGCGAGTTGGCTAACTTGGATAAGTTGTCTGGTGATGAACGCTATACCTTGTTTGCGAGGTTGCTAAATGGCTAACCTTGTCTATGCTTTCGATTGTATTGGTTGTTACAACTATTACGGCGAGAATAGCCTAACGATTGACGGCAAACTTTACTGCCCAAATTGCTTACACGAAATCGCTACCGATAGCCCGTATGTCGAACAGATAGCGGTGCTTTACCCTGTTACACCTTTTAGCCTAGAAGGGGCTTACTAATGAATAAAGAAAAAGACGCTGCCGTTTTCGTGCTTGAAATGTTTGGGGCGGTAATGCTTGCTGCTCTTGGGTCACTTCTCAGTTTTGCTAGGGGGAAGTGATGCCTGTAACGATTACACGCTTGAAAGAGATTGAATTAGTTAGAAGCCCGTATGGTTGCGGTCTTGAGGTTTGCGAAGCCTGTTACCCTGTTCAATACGCTTGCGAGAATTGTTTTGAGGCGTTTGAGTTGCCGATAGTGAACGGCGAACAGTTTACTTGTGAGGCTTGCGATTGGGTGAATAACGAAATCTGGTCGTAATCTGGTCAAAAAATCCAGTCGAAAAAAATCTGGTCGGAAAATCTGGTCGGAAAAAATCTGGTCATATAATCTGGTCAGATTGTAGGCAACCCCTAGCCCGTAACAGGGCAGGGGCTAGGGCAGGGCTAACGCCTTGCCCGTTGCCAATTTCACGCCATAGGTTCACCCTTCCAGATAGTGGACTGCCAGAAGCAAACCACAGACACGCCCGAAACGCAAGCCAAGCGGGGCTAAAAAAGATAACAATATTGTTATACAAATTCGCTTGACTTTTTAGCGTGGATAGGCTAGGGCGAGAGGGTTAGGATTGTTTGGATACGAACGATTTTTGAGGCATATTGTCGGGTGATTGTCAAGGGGTTTAGGTAACGATTGGGTAACAATGTCTAAAAATGGCATATAGCCCTGAAACGCCTTGTAAGCCCCGTAGACGGCTTGACCCCCCTAAAATGACCTATCTATCACGGCTAGGTCTGAAATGCCCGCTACGGGCGTTCTACGAGGTCACTTTTCGTTATCAAACTGTTATCAAAGTTGCTTGACTTCTAAACGGCTATGGTTTATATGGCATGGGGTAGAAGTGGCTAAAAAATCGTTACCATTTCGTTATCAAAATGACTTGACATCGGGGCGGGCTATCGTTTAGACTTGTAGTAATGCCAGAGAACGGCAGATAACAAACGAAGGGATATCGAATGTCTAAAATCACCTGTGAAGATTGCTATGAGGCAGAAGCACAGATTACTTACCTAATCGGCAATACTGATTGGGCGAGTTGTTTCGAGTGCCTAAAGCACGCCATAACCGACAAGGATACTATCCGCCTAATGGCGCAAGCCGTTCCAGAGAGCGAAGACTAACCGCCACCGCCTAGCCCCCGCCCAAATCGGCGGGGGTGAAGCGTTACCAAACTGTTACAAAACGGGGCTTGACATTAGCCCCAAAACTTAGACAAAATAGACACACGGCAACACCGCCGACAAATTGAAGGGATACAAAATGGAATTGCTAGAAGTGCCAGAACTAACCGCTAGGCAAACGCAACTAAAAGCGCAACTATCAGAGTTGGAAAAACTGAAGAGCGAAATTAACTATTTACGCCTGAATGAAGACCCTACGGGCTACCAAGAGCAAAGCAAATTTTTAGAGCGTTACACCGAACAGTTGGCAGAATTGGCTAAGAAGGCAGACGGCTATAAACGCCTTCTTGAAGGCTGGCAAGAACTAGAGGCACACTACGGAAGCCCTGAGAAGTTATACAAGGCACTAGGCGAACTAGGAACGGCAGAGGCGAACATTAGTTACGCTAAACGCCGTAACCAAGAACTAGAGCGAGCCAAACAAGAGCCAGAGAAGGCACTACTCGCCTACGCTAAATCCCTAGTGCTAAACAATCACCCCGCTAAGTCTGTTCGCCATTTCGGGCAGGGTTATCTTGATTGCCGTTTAGAGGAAATCGCCTACGCCTACGGGATAACAACCGAACGGGCAGACGCTAAAGCAAGGCAACTAATCAAAGACACTCGCCTAAGTTACAACGCTAAAAGCGACAAGTGGACTCAGACTCTTAGCGTATAAGCGGGGCGATGTCAAGCGAATTAGGCAAAATAAATATAACAATATCGTTACCAAAATTAGCCTAAATAAACTTGACTTGCTCACCGCCTAGCCCGTAAACTTTAGGTAATGGCAAACCGCCAGAAAACAATTGAAGGGATATCAAATGACTTACTACGAACTACTAGAAACCCCGCCCGCTAATTGCGAGCCTATCGCCCGCTTGTGGACTTGGAGTGAAAACTACAACTACCCGACACCCGCCACGCTATTTCTTGACATTACGGGATATAGCGAAGACGAACTAGGGGAACGCCTATGCCGTGACACTATGCCCGCTATCGGCTACCTTGAGGCGGGAATGTTAGGCGAAGCCTTGACCGCCTACGCTGATTACCCTGATACGGTTATGGCTTATGTTCGGGAACTACTAGCGGGAGAGGCGAACGAATGAAGACCGCCTACATTACGGGGCTACTATCTGCCCTAGCAATCGTTACCGCTTGGGGCAACACAGGGATTACAGACCCCGCCTTTCTAGTGTTGGGCTTGTCTGCCGTGTATGTCGTAATGTCCAAAGGGGCTAACAGATGAGCCAAGACTTTACACTTTGGGAAGTAGTAAACGCTAAAGGCGAAGTGGTAGACATAATCACAGGGGCAACACCCGAAGCAATTTTTGGAAGCGTAGCCGTTTCTTATCCCTGAACGGCTAACACCTGAACAAGTGTCTAAAAGGTTCACCCTAAAATTTGGTCGGAAAAAATCTGGTCGAAATCTGGTCAAAATCTGGTCAGAATTTGGTCACAATCTGGTCAGACCCTAGCCCATCCCTAGCCCGCGCCATTCGAACAGATTTTCGAACAGCCCAAATCGGGCAGGGTATCGTTTCAAGATATACAACACACACCGCCAGAATGTCAAGCGAATTTAGATAACGATATTGTTACCAAAATAGTCTTGACATTTCACCACGCATCACCTAAGGTCACGCCCGCCACACACCCGCCCGCCCGAAATAACATATGAACGCAAGCAAGTCAAGCGAATTTCAAAAAAACTTTATAACGATATCGTTATCAAAATTGTTGCGTGAAATGTTGCGCTAGACGCAGGCACGGGGTTAGACTTGTCTCAATGGCAAACCGCCAGACGCAAACGAAGGGATATCAAATGAACTACGGAAGACGAACAAGGGTTACACCTACAAGGGCGGGTGTCGTAACGGACACTTATTTTATTTGCTACTACTGCCCCGCCGAATTTGACACCGAAGCCGAGGCAACCTGCCACGCTTGCGAGAACTAGAAGGGATAACAAATGACTAACTACCTAAACGAAGAAGAACTAGAAGCCCTAGCGTACCTAGTAGACGAAGTGAAAGACACCGCCAGATTTCTAACCCTAGACAAGGCAGAAACCCGTGAGGATATCGCCCGCCTTTGGGGTGACCTTGACTACCTCAAGGAGCAACTAGAGAAGGCTCTAGACCTCACCCGTTCACACCTCTAGCCACCACCTAAGCAAGCCCCCTGCCAATCGGCGGGGGGTTTTCTTTTTACCCTGAGCCAAGCTTGTTATTGAGAATGATTATCAATAGCAATAAGCCTCACCCCCGCCCCAAAGCCCGCCACGCCTAGCCCCGCCTACCAAAAGGCAACGCCACAGAAGCCCCGTAGAAGCCATTTCACACCCCTAGCAAGGCAATCACCCTGCCAGCACCCCCAAAGCCCGCCACAAGGCGCACAGAGCCTTACAGACC